ATTTCTGCGTCTGTCCAGTGCCTGTTGTCTTTATCCTGTAAGGCAGTTTCAACCCGCTCCCTTATTTGTTTTCGGTTCATTAATCTTGATCAAGGTCTATTACCTCATGGCGCTGTTTTGCATCGTCAAGATCTTCTATTGAGATCCCCATCTCGGTTCCAGTCTTTGGCCATTTCTTTACAATAAAATTAAACCGCCTGTTAGACCGTGATGACATACTACTCATCAGATCTTTTTGGAAATAATCAGTCGTAACTGCGTCATTTAGTATGTTAACGTGAAGAAGTGGCACTATCCTGTCCGTTCCACGGGGAATAATTAATGTATTCTCACCATGCGTAACTGGAACAGGTCCCATCTCGGTATTGTCACGTCCATGATCAATATTGATAACACAATAGCCTTCTGGAACAGAATCACCTTTTTTCCACTCACGAGCCATTTTCATGCCATTTGGCATAATTATCCACTGACCATCGCCAGCATCTTGATATGCACTATGCTTCTTACCGTGCTTGGGAATATGTTCACTTTTTCCGAGTAATCCGCCTGCTGTAGGCATAAGATCTCCTTGCTTGAGTTAGTACTGGGCGGGGTTATCCCCCGTCCAGTAAATTAGTATTAGGCTAAGTCTGCTTGAGCCCACACTATGTTGGCGTCAAAGACATATTCAACCCACCAATGTAAGCATCCTGTTGATTGGGTTGCTCCAGTTGTTACATATCCAACAACCGGTACAACCTTTTCTCCCGAAGAAGACCAAGGTGCTGTTAAAGATGGTGCATAAGTATACGTTGCGCCACTTGTCATTGTGGGTGGTTTACCCATTAATTCTACTCCTGATGTTACAGCGGCATCTACAGGACCACGCTCTGGTCCTGTCCAACCAACTGTTTCAAGAGTTACTGCTTTTGCATATGCATCAACATCTGCCGTTGCTACAACATGCCCCATGCCAGTATCTGACTGGGCAGTACCAGCATCATGGCCAATCGTAATAGTATTGGTGCCGGTAGTACTACCAACCACAATATTTACATGGATCCCGAAACCACAAACCCGTGCACCTTCTGGAATGAAGAGAACACGCTTGTAGGTTGCGGCAGCCCATGTCAGACCATCTGCAAAATTAACAAAGTCAATCTTGCTCATCTGCTTGGCACTGGTTATTTTAGTTTTTAAAGAGTCCATAGATTTCTCCTATTTAGACATTTAGGGTATAGAAGCCCCCGCTACGGGGCTCCGTAGCTAAGGGCTTCATAGGTTAGAATTATAAGTTGGTCGCAGTGCATTCAATACGATACATCCACAAATCTTGCAGAATAATGCAAGAGTAGAATGTATCCCATGCCACAGTTCCACGTTGACCTAACGGGTCACCAGGGCCGGGGCGGGGCATAACGACTTTGGAGCGGAGAGAATCCATGCCTCCAAGTGTTGCACAACCGATTGCATCGGCGGCAAGTATGATAACGGGATAAACATCACAGTTACCCGATGATCCTGAAGTTCCGCTGGTTGTAACCATAAAGAGGCTACTTGCACTTGCGCCAGCATCTGCAAAAGGAACGGCTTGGGTTGTGGTGATGAATCTCACGCCACGGACTGAACCAATCTCACCTTCGATTGCGTCACCTGTGTCGGAATACTTTTCGACTGGGACGAATCCGGTAATTGCTTCAATGTCCTGACGAAGGTCAGGATGGCAGATACCAATGAATGATTCACGGATAGGCTCGGTAGCAATACCAACTGCTGCTCGCAATTTCTTGCGTAGCTTGACGGCATCATTACGCTCCAGAACACGGATGGCCTTTTGAATCAGACCATCGGATCCTGTTGGAGCCGCTGTTAGTTGAGATCCTGCTGTTGCAAGGCCAATTGTAGCATCAGTAGTAGAACGACTAGTTCCACTAGAATATGCAACCTGAGTGCCTGCCCTGAAGGTCTTGTAGCTGAGGAAATCGATTGTCTCACCAGCCTGTGTCGCCTGTCTTTCGGAGATAGTGTTCAGAACTGGATCGTGAGATGCTGCCAACAGGACATCTGTGGTATTCACATATGATCCAAATTGCTGCAACGTGTGCATGAGCGTAGTATGCTCAAGCGAGGTGAAATCCGGCGTGACGCCTTCCGCAATCGGGGAATCCACAATTGGGAATCTTTCGTAACGTCGGTGTCTGATCTCAAGCCCTTGCTTCTGAGGCTTGGTCTCTTTTTGTGCGAATTTCGCAAATGTAAGAAGACGCTTCGCAATAGGAAGCATCTTCTTTTGAATAGTGAACGCATCGTTTTTACTTAGATCCCCATAACTGGAGGCTCCAGAAACGCTTCCCGTTCCGCCATAAGCTGCCATAGTCAACTCCTAATAAAATTATTAAAAAATAAGGATTCCTAAAAATCTTCCTTAGGTTCAGGGACTGAGTCCCATAAATCCTCATCCGACATGTTGTCGGTGTTTCTTTCTATTCTTGGAGCGGAGTTGTCCATCAGGTTCGAGGCCGCCTTGCGTCTCGTACTCTGTTTTTTAGCTGATCCTTCTGACTGCGTCTTTGGCTCCGCCTCTGGGGCTGGTCGCCATGCCTTGCCGGATTTTGTATTTTCCAGCCATAGATTCATTACTGACGCATGATCATCAGGTGACGTGGATTCGGTCATCATTTTAGTAAGTGCAGGCGACTTCAGAACATATGTTTGAAAATCTGGATCTCTGTCGATATCTCGATAATCTTCTCCAACTGTATTGAGCATCGACTGTTCGTGGTTGCTCAAAAACTGCTGGTAGTTCTGGTCCTGGTAGGCTTTTTCAAGCTGGGCGACCCTTTCTGAATCTTTATTGATTGCGGGGCCCACCTTTTCTAATGCCTTGGCTACTTCGTGCTGGACCAATTTCTTGGTTACTCCAGTAAGTTCGCTGAATTCCTCCATCGTTGTGCGATCATCGTCGTCAAAAAACGAACCTTCATCGCTTGGGTCTGGAGGGGTGTCCGGCGCCTTATAGCCTTGCCTCAGGGTTTCAAGTTCCTTGTCCTGCTCTAATGAGCGGATTCTAAGGTCGTTGAACTCTTCCCTGTCTCGTGCACTTGTTTCATTTCTTTTGTGAAACTCTCTTTCTAGGTCCTTATATCTCTTTTCGTAGTCGTGAGCGGGATCTTCCTCCTCCTCTTCAGAGTCGTCGTCGTCCTCTTCCTCCTCCTCTTCATCCTCAGCTTCCGCTTCGGTCTCTTCAGGTGGATCATCCTCATCTTCTACCTCTGGAGCATTGTCCCAGATGTCCTCATCCTCGCCCGTGTCAACCTCTTCCTCTGGTTGGGGGCTGTCCTTTTCTTCAGCCATTAACTCCGTCTCTTCTAGCTCACCGCCAACAATGTCCCGTTATCGGATCGTATTAGGTGTTGCCCCTGACTTAATGCCGTGGAGGCCCAAATTTCTCGACGTTTTCAGGATAATCTAAAATTTCCTTCCACGCCCTCACTCTCCCAATGGAGATGTGGTGCTTTGCGATACTCTCTTGATCAAACAGGGTGCCGTTAACTATACGGTCCATTTCATCAGTACATCGCTTGTCAAATTCATCTTTCAACGCATTCCAACCTGGATGCGTCCTGAGCATTGCCAACAAATCCGCACGGGATTCGGGACGTTTTGCCATTATTTTATCCTTGTTCTACCATTCCTTGTTCAGGAGCGCCAGCCATTGGTCCCCCCTGTCCTTCAGGTGGAGGCCCCCCTTGTTGCATCTGCTGCTGTTCTATCTGTTGCTGTTGTTGCAGGCGCATAGCATCCTCCTGTTTCATGGCCTGCTCCTCCTGTAGCATCTGCTGTGCTTCTCCCTGATCCATCTGTTCACGCAACAAAATGCTGTAGCGTTCAAGATTTGTGGGATGCAAGACATTTCCGTCCTTAATGAGTTCAAGTCTCTCGGCACGTTCCATTTCACGTTGATCGTCAGATACTTTCTGTTTCTCATCAAGTATGGCCTTTGTCTGGTCAACCTGGATCTGTGACTGGGTGGAAGCCTGTGCCTGTGCCTGTATCTGTTGCTGGGCCAACTGGGCCTGCTGTTGTAACTGTTGTTGCTGTTGCTGTTGTGCTGCTTGCGTCTGTTGCTGCATTTCCTGGGCAACCTGCTCCTCAGTCTTCATAACCTGTTCTGGATCCAGGTTAAAGGCCCTGAGCAGTGGCCGACTAAACGCCTCGTATTTAATATATTGTTGGAGTTGCGGAAGCGAACCAATCGTCTGAAGAAAGTTTATCAACTGTGTGTTGTGAACTTCCTTAGCGATATACTGCTCATAGCCAGTACTTATAGCTTCGTAGTCTCCCTTAATTTGCATGTCCTCTGAATCAACCATCAGCCACCGGTAGATGGCCTGAATGTTGTTCGTTATCATTTTACTCACAGAACGGACAACGTCTGCTGTCTGCCTGTTTGCATTACTATTCAGGATCGACATGCCTGTTGCCGTCTTTGTCTGGGCTGGACTCTGGTCTCCGTACCCAATGGAAGTCTGCCCACTGTCCAAGTCTGCTTCACGTTCAAGCTGTTGGATCAGTTGGAGCAGCCCGTTTGTAACATCCGGTATCTGCACCGGCATAAATGCGTCCCTGACGGAAGCCCCAGGTTTTACACGGAACTGCTTGCCAGGATATACCTGCTCTGTATCTGTTCCCGGTTCAAAACTGTTTGGATCTATCACTGTCATGGGGGCCGCCGATAAAGACTTGCCCTCAATCATCATGGCATAACTGAAGTTCAGTATTGCCTGTACGTCACGGATGGCATAGTAAATCCCGTCTGCCCATATCGATTCTGGATTCTTCTGCCAGTAACAAAAATGAAACGGTATCGTGTCGTCAAACGGATTCTCCTGAATCTTAATGACCTTGTTCCCTATAACTGTGACTACAACCGGCATGGCCTGAGGCATGTCCTGTGCCTCAATAGGTAAGTAACCAGCTAAGTCATTTCCATCCAGACGTCCCCAAAACTCAAGAACCTCTATGTTTTTGATTTGCCTTGCAGAAGTTTCATCAAACTTTTTGGGGTGCTGGCTTTCATCATAGCCGTGAACCCTTCCTTCGTCACCGCTGATAATCTCCTCAACCACGTCCATGATGTATCCTTCACCAGCACTGACCATAGAACGAAGTTGAATCGGACTAACAAAACTGCGTTGAATAACGTAGTCTGCATCTTCGGAATTACTTGCTTCAGGCGAAGGGAAAACATTCCATATCGAAATGTATTTAACCGTAGGAACAAGCTCTTCCTCAAGCTTAGACTCAATCTCGACCATTTCATCTGGAGTTTTGACCGAAGTGTAGACGGGAAAGTTTTTCCTCGTAAGAGAAACACCCTTAGTGCATCCCGTGCCATATAGGCACATCTCGTGAATTGAATGTGTAATTTCTTCATTGTATGATGTCTTTTTTAGTATGTCCCTGATCTTGTCTTCCATATTTGAGGCCCGTGCCAGAAGAGCATCCTGTAGAATGTCCGGCCTGTCCGGCTGCACCTGAATGTCTGGAGGAAAAAATCTTGGTCTCTTTGATGGAGTTACTGTAAATGGCACCTCGCCATCCTCAAATAACAAAGTTCCTATTTTGATCTTGGCACTGTTAACCTTGCGCCGTGTCTGGTTGACAAAAATACCCCTCTCGTTTGCTAACTCATTTGCCTTGTTTATGTGAGACGGATACTTGGCCCGGTATGCGTCATAGGCCTCCTGCCAGTGCTGCTCGTGATCCCTGCGGTAATCCTTTGCCTCGGAAAACTTCTCCTGTATTATCCTTGCAAAAGTATCAAGCTCTGCCTTTATAACTTTCTTTTCCTCTACAACAGGCCCCGCTGGCGTGTCATAGGTGTTCTGTTCTTCCTCAACTATTTCTGCCATACACTCCTAATAAAGTTTAAAATCTGAAATAAACGATATATCGATATCATTGTCCGGGGTAAATAGTATGTCAGGCTCACCTTCCGCCTGCCTAAGTTCAAGCTGTTTAGTTACCCTTGTTGCTATCTCATCAAGGCAGACAGAAAAAGCTGAAGCCATAAGAGTTCCTGCATCATCACCGTAATGAGTCCTGAGACATTCAATAAAATCATTTATTATGAGATCCATCTCCTTGCGGAAAGTCTCTTTTTCCTTAAAATCAACTTCTACTACATCCCCCATAACTCAAATATCATTGTAAATAGCCGATTCTGGTTGATACTTGTACATCCGCTGCTGGGCCGTATAATTCTCGCCCCACGTCTCTGCTACTAACCCGTCGGCAATAGTTGGGTTCAGATGTGTTATCTTGCCCCCTGAATCAAGATACTCCTTTACCTTGAGATTAAGATCCTCCCTCGTAATCTGGGGAGTCTTCTTAGCCAACATGGATGCACGGAAATCTTCTTCATTAAGCTTCTTAAATGCTACCCGCTTGTCTGTCCCCCTTCGTTCAGCCTTCCTGGTTCGGTCATATATCCGTAAACAGTCTGGGGATCCACACAATCGTTTCCTGCCAAACTGGTAGAACTCTGCCCTACAAACATAGCAATGTACAATCCGGCCCTGCTTTTCCAACTCTTCCCTGAAAAACATCTCTATTTCCTGTATTGGAATCTTCAGGAACCTGGCTACCCTTTTCCAGCATTTGGGATCGGGAATCCTTTTTGCCTTCAAATGCCACCGTGCTGTGTTCTCGGCTACACCGACCCCCTCACACCACTCCCTTATCGTTATTTCCTTTTCCTCGGCTATATCCGTTAAAAAGTAACTCATATCTGTGGTGGACTATAGTTTTTTATGATCGGCTTTCCCCTCCATGGGGCAGCCATCTTTTCCCATACCGGTGTTGGAGGAAACATCTTGCATCCAAAAGTGGCAATGGCCAGTGCCATTACACAGTCATCATGGCTCCCGTACTGTGCA